GCCTTTGCAATGCCAGAAGAGGAGTTTCGTGGATTGGATGAAGACAATTGCGGGCTGTGCATTCGCTGCGGCGAAGTGGCCGTTGGATGCGTTGAGCCAGATGCTAGGAAATACGAATGTGAGGCATGCGAAGAAAACGGGGTATACGGCGCGCAGGAACTTTTGATGATGGGCCTAATCCGTGTGACTGAAGAAGAAGAAGAAGGAGGCACACTGTGAACGCTCACCTAACGCTGAAAAGCAGTAACGAGAAAACAGGCCCGATACCTGTGTCCACTTCCCCTAGGTCATCATGTCCGCCATCATGTCCTATGATTTCGCGCTGCTATGCTGAGAGCGGCTTTCGGTTGCGGCTACATTGGGACAAGGTGAGCAGCGGGGAAAAAGGGGAAGCTTGGGAAGCTTTTTGCGATAAGATTGCAAGGTTACCGGAAGGGCAGCTTTGGCGACATAACCAGGCAGGGGATTTGCCAGGGGAAGGTGACCATATTGATGGCAAGGCATTGGCAAGACTAAGCAAGGCAAACAAGGGGAAGAAAGGGTATACCTATACTCACAAGCCAGTCACAAAGGGGAAGCATGCAAAGGGGAACAGAGCAGCGGTTGAACGAGCCAACAAAGAAGGGTTCGTGGTGAACCTTTCAGCAAACAATCCGAGTGAGGTTGATGCGTTGGCAAAGCTAGGGATTGCACCAGTGGTGACAATCATACCCCGTGGCCACCCAGCCACGAGCTACACACCGGAAGGGCGGAAGATAGTGGGCTGTCCTGCGCAGAGAAGGGACGATGTGTCATGCGCAACGTGTGGGCTGTGTGCGGTAGCTAATCGGAGCGTAGTGGTGGGCTTCTGGGCGCATGGCAACAATGCGGCGGAAATAGAGCGGTTAACTGGTTGTGTCAAATGAGCAGGAATGATGACCAGGGCGATTTGCTGGGGACGGTGCTCGCGGTGCTCGCGATTGCAGCGGTCATGCTGGTGCGCGGGTGCGTGAAGGTGGCGAGCATGGGGTGATGTTAGGCTAGGCTAAGATTGTTAGGTGATGCGTTAGGCTCACGAAGCAGAGGCGGAAGGTGTGCGAGCCTCTAGGGATATCCCCTAGGGGCTTTTTCGTGTCGTCATCCATCCCGCAAAGCACCGTACAGCACCGATGCACCCCCGATTCCTGACGCAATACAATGACGCAACATGTATACATGGCAGCAGCAGCAGCGATGGAGCAGCAGCAGCGGAGCAACGCAGCAAGCCCGAATCCAGATAGGGGGGGAGGGGGTCGAGTCCAGGTTGGGCGAGAGAGCTGCAACGCATCCCCACCCGTACAAAATTTTCGCCAAACGCGGGCCCCGCTCCGTGCAGCACATCGAAAGGAAACTGCCATTTCCTTTCAATAGGGTGCTGGCATAGCAAGGTTGCTTTCATTTGCCCCCATGTGCTAGCGTAGGCGCATATATGGCTACATACATCAATCGTAAGCAAGCGATGCAGCAGTTTGGCGTGGATGTCCGCAAGCACAAGTGGACGAGCGAGCAGGTGCAGGAGCGCAAGAAGGGCACTGGCATGGAGAAGTGGTACGACGAGGAAGCCGTGCGTGCAGTAGCAATGGCGAAGCCCGTGGGGGCAGTGCCTCCGGCAGCAGAGCCAGCAGAAGTGGCTGAAGTGATCCCTGCGTTGCCGCAGATGGAGACTGAGCCTGTGGGTGCTGACGCGCCAGAGCCGGAGAGCGGTGATTATGTGGAGGTGAAGATTGCGAAGAAAGCGATGAACTACCGTTTTGTGATTGGGACGAAGGGCGAGGTGGTGCGGGTGCAGGATAGTGCTAGGGTGAAGGTGGGGATGCTGCTATTGGCGAAGAAGAATGCGCGTGGACAGTTTGACACCAAGGAGGTGGTGCGATGAACGCTGTGGGCGATATGGCCGACAAGCTGGGCCTAAAGACGAAGCAAGGGCGGGAGCTATTGTACGCAGCCGTGGAGCTTGTGAAGCTAATGGACAAGAAGCAGCAGGATTATGGGCCGAGGAATATCGACGAGTTCGGGATACTTGGCGTTGTGGTGCGGATGAACGACAAGATGGAGCGCATCAAGAATCTGCTGCGGAAGGATAAGCAAGCGGCATGTGAGGCGTATATGGACTCGTTCAAGGACATGGCTGGCTATGCGCTCATTGGAGTGCTGCTTGAAGAGAAGAAGTGGAGCTAGAGGATGGATAAGGACATAGCTATCCCTTTGCTATGTGCTTTGTATGTGGCTTACTTTATCCTACGGAGATAAGGTGAGCCAAAGGGCGAAGTCGGGTTCTTGCGATAAGCAAGAAGCAGACGCAGCATGGAGGTGATGCAGGTGAGAGGTGGGAGAGGTGAACTTCGCAAACGCTGCTCGCTTCGCTCACCCGCGCTTTGCTTGCGCATGTTGAACCTTATGCCTCCGCCCATTCGGGCTTCGAGCATAAGCCTCAACATTTGCACGGTGTAGCTATTCTCTTGCGAAGCAACCACATCCAGAGCGTGAGCGATGGAGATGAGTGAGCAGAATAAGCCCCTTCCCATAAAGAAGGAGCTTTATCATGCTTGGAAACAACGACATCCGTCGCGGTCGCGTATCGAATCGTTTCGCATTTTTGCCGTGGCACGAGCGAGGGTTTACCCATCAATGTACTCTAGTCTACTCTAGCGGACTCCACGGAAAGCAGTGCTTATGAGGCACTTCTATTAAGAGTGTGGGGCAAACCCACTCTCCCTCCCTTAGCCGGTATGACGATTTTACTCGTAGCATGACGGTTACGCTGGTTCTATTTGAACCGAAGCCAAGATATGCAAGAGATAGACAAAGAGCAAGAGGAAAAGTTGGTGGAGCAGATACTCCGGCTCAAGCAAGAGCCGCATCCGATTATCCCCATGTTGAGCGTGGATGAGCGCAAACGGATGATTGGGAATGTTGGCGCGTTTCGGACAATCGAGTTGCTAGAACTGCGAGAGAACAGAATCCGCGCAGAGCAGTCTGACCCGATACGCTACGGCACAGAGTTCGATTCATGGGCAGACTCAGACAAGCTGCTCTCCGAATACAACGAGATGATTATCTTGGGGCAGGCAAGACGGAGTATGCTGCAAAGAGAGCAGCGCAGATGTTCGTTGGCGCAGACTTGGGCGGCATGCCGGATTGGATCAAGGAGCGTATCGAGAAACGCAATCTGAGGATATGGATGCTCCATACGAGCCATTTCACCTCCGTGTCAGCGCAGCAGAACGTCTTCTACAAGTATTTGCCAAAGGAGCTAAAGAACCTCAAGAAGAGCGTTCACACCCAGATTGGCTACAGCCAGAAGAACGGGTTTACGGACAATACGGCCGTATACATGGGAAACCAGGTGTGGTTTATGAACTACTTCCAAGACATCAAGGTGATTGAAGGTGGCGAAGTGGACTTCATCTGGTGCGATGAATTGGTGCCGCAGGATTGGCTAGAGACGCTAAGATACCGTTTGGTGACAAGGAACGGCAAGATGCTCATCACGTTCACCCCTGTCGAGGGCTATACATCCGTTGTGAAGGAGTACGTCAACTCAGCCAAGATTACGCACTGGAAAGAGTCCGACTTGCTCCCGAATAGCAACGTCATCGGTGTTCCAGCGGGGCACATGCCGTACATGGCCAAGAACGTGTTCGGGAAACACGCCTGCATTTGGTATCATTCGAGGGACAACCCCTACAACAACTGGAGCCGGATGAAGGAGACGCTCCGAGGGAAGACAACGAACGAGATTAAGATTCGCGCCTACGGCTGGGCTGAAGCAACAGCAGGTAGCCAGTTCCCTCTGTTCAATGACCACAACATCTTCAGCAAAGACCCGAGAGAGATTGAGGGCACGAACTACATGGTGGTTGACCCAGCAGGTGCGCGAAACTGGTTCATGCTCTGGGTGAGAGTGGACAAGAACGGAGTGCTCTGGGTGTACAGAGAGTGGCCTGACCAAAGCTATGGCGAGTGGGCATTGCCGTGCGAGAAGCCGGACGGGAAACCTGGGCCAGCGCAGCGCAGTTCAGCAGGCAGAGGCGTGGACGAGTACAGTCTGCTTATCCAGACGCTGGAGATTAACGACAAGGATAAAGAAGAGATAGCAGAGCGATATATCGACCCAAGAAGTGCTGGAACAGCCGCTATGACGAAGGAAGGCGGAGTTACGCTGCTTGATATGCTCGCAGACGCTGAGATACCGACATACTTTATCCCCGCAGCTTCGGCCAGTGTGGATGAGCGTGTGCTCATCATTAACGACCTGCTATGTTACGACAGGGAAAAACCCCTAGAAGAAGGGGTGAACCATCCAAGGCTTATGGTGCATGAGACGTGTCAGAACCTGATTTACTCGCTTCGGGAGTGGACAGGCGCAGACGGGCAAAAAGGAGCTAGTAAAGACCCTATTGACGCACTAGGATATTTGGTAATGATGAACCCGCAGCATTCGGATGCGACGGATGAGCTTATGAAGGCGGGACAAAAATTTGCAGGAGCGTACTAATGACTTACGACAAAGATCCACTAGCGATTGCAGGAGCAACGCCCGATATTGGCGACCTTCTGGACGAGTACGCTCCATGGTCAACTCAAGCCAAGGCAACTTGGCGACCAAGTTCGATAACATCCGCTTTTGCAGGTGGTCTGGACAGACAGATGACGGCAAGAAATGGAGCAAATGGCGTGAAGAAGGCAATCCGGCGTGGCCTTTTGAAGGCGCAAGCGATGTTAGGCTAAGGCTAGTGGACAGCACCTGCAACGAGTTGTCCGCATTGCTAGTGACAGCATACCAGAGGGCCGACATCAACACGCAAGCAGGCAACCTGCAAGACTTGCAGCTATCAAGCGTAGCGAACAGTCTCATGCACTGGGTGCGGGACAACAAGATGGCGAACGAGCTTCGCAAAGAAGCAGAGCTAGCAGCGCAATACGCTCTTCAGTACGGTTGGACAGCATTCTACGTTGGCTGGGAACAGCACATCAGTAAGCGTCCGCAGTCTATTTCCTTGGAGCAAATCATGGGGTTAGCGCAGCAAGCAGGCAGCGAGCAGCTAGCGCAGCTTCCCATGCTGATTATGGAGCAGCCCGACGTAGCAGCGTCCATCGTACAAGCTGCATTGGGGATTGACCTCTCTGAGTGCAAACGCATGGTCAAGGAGCTATCTGAGACAGGCGAAACTTCATACGATGAAGAGTATGTGTCTCGCAACTTGCCAACTGTGCAGGCTCTAAAGCCGTGGGACGAGATCATCTTCCCGCCGGAGACAGCAGACTTGCAACGCTCACGAGTCATTTTCCGCAGAACCTGGATGAGCGAGGTTGAACTGCGCGAGAAGATCACGACGGACGGCTGGGATCCAGACTGGGTCGAGAGGGCATTGCAACAGATTGGCAAGAGCAGCACGCTTTACAACATCAACCTGCTCCCTACGACGACGATGCTCGTCTACAACGGGGTCAACTACAACAACATGGTTGAGGTGGTGTATGCGTACCAGAAGAGTCTGGACGGCAAAGCACCCTGCATTTACTACACGGTTTTCTGTCCGCAAGCAGCTAGCAACAGGCGTGAGGATGACGCAAGCTGGGCTATCTACGAGAAACTGGACTACGCGCATGGCGAGTATCCGTTTGTGGAGTTCCGCAGAGAACAGCTTCGCAGAGCGATTGCCGATAGCCGTGGGATTCCTGAGTTAGCGATGACTGATCAGGACGAGATTAAGGCGCAGCACGACTCCATCC